GGCGTTGTTTACACTAAGTAAATGACAACAGAAAGGGAGCACCTCAGAGTCGGACTCCCTTTCACTTTGGCTTTTTGCCCTCCAAGGAGGATACCAATCAGCCGTCTAGACGGTGGGATAGACCACGAAATAACCGAGTCCAATTAAGACTCATAACTTTTTACGTAAAGAGACAAGCAAATAATACAATTAATTTTTAAAGAAAAATGGCTAATGCTAATCAGGTCGGACTAGGTAGAATTAACCTGTCCACCGGAACTGGCTATGATGGTGCAACCGATAAGTATGCATTGGGCTTAAAGCTGTTCTCTGGAGAAATGTTTAAAGGCTTCCAGCATGAAACAATTGCTAGAGATCTTGTAACTAAGAGAACACTTAAGAACGGAAAATCATTACAGTTCATCTACACAGGTAGGATGACAAGTTCGTTCCATACCCCTGGAACTCCAATACTTGGAAACAGTGACAAGGCTCCTCCAGTTGCAGAAAAGACCATCGTTATGGATGATCTACTAATCAGTTCTGCATTCGTTTATGACCTAGACGAGACCATGGCACACTACGAATTGAGGGGAGAAATATCTAAGAAGATTGGATATGCTCTTGCAGAGAAATATGACAGACTTATCTTCCGTGCAATCACACGAGGAGCTAGAGCTGCATCTCCAGTTTCTGCAACAGGTTTTGTCGAACCCGGCGGAACACAGATTAGAGTTGGTGGCCATGCTACTAATCAATCTGATGCATATGATGCTGGTAACTTAATTGACGCTTTCTATGACGCTGCTGCTGCAATGGACGAGAAAGGAGTTAGTGGTTCTGGCAGATGTGCTGTACTTAACCCACGTCAATACTATTCCTTGATCCAAAATGTTGGTTCAAACGGTCTAGTAAACAGAGACGTTCAGGGTTCTGCATTACAAGGCGGTACTGGTGTTATCGAAATAGCTGGAATCCACATTTACAAATCTATGAATATTCCATTCTTAGGTAAGTATGGTGTTGCTTATGACGGTACAACAGGTGAGACTTCTCCTGGAAATCTTGGTTCACATATCGGACCAACACCTGAAAATGCTAACGCTACTGGCGGAGTTAACAATGACTACGGTACTAACACTGAGTTAGGTTCTAAGTCTTGTGGACTAATCTTCCAAAAGGAAGCTGCTGGTGTTGTTGAAGCAATCGGACCACAAGTACAGGTAACAAACGGAGACGTTTCTGTGATCTACCAAGGTGATGTAATCCTTGGACGCATGGCTATGGGTGCGGACTACCTAAACCCAGCTGCTGCTGTTGAATTGCATATAGGTGCTACTGCTCCTTCTGCATTCTAATTTATACATTTATACGGGACCTTCTGGTCCCTTTTTTTTATGACAACTCCCACAACAATTGACACCGATACAGAACTATCCGCAGTGAACTCAATACTGGGAGCTATCGGTCAAAGTCCAGTAACAGAATTAAATTATCAAAACCCAGAAATATCATTTGTTTATAACATTTTGACTGAAGTAAATAAAGACGTACAGAATGAAGGATGGATATTTAATATTGAAAAACATTTCCCAGCATCACCAGATGATACAAGTAAAAAAATAACTATTGCTTCTAATATCCTTAGATATGATTTGACTGATGGGCAAACGTTTAGAACACAAGATGTAGTAAGAAGAGTACAAAACGGTATTACATATTTGTATGACACAGTTAATCATACATATCAGTTTGAGGATGATGTCGAATTAGATGTTGTTTATCTTTTTCCATATGGTGACTTACCATCAGTTTTTCAAAGATACATAATATCTAGAGCATCAGTCAGAGCTGCTACACAGTTAGTTAATAATCCTCAATTAGCACAATTACTCCAACAACAAGAAGCTATGAATAGAGCTAGTTGTATGGAATATGAATGTAATCAAGGAGATCATTCTTACTTTGGCTTAAGTCATAATCAAACCTATAAATCCTATCAACCTTTTAAAGCACTTCAACGCTAATGACAAGTATCACACAAAAAATAAATTCAGTTAATGGTGGTATTTCACAACAGCCTGATGAATTAAAAATTCCCGGTCAAGTTGTCTCAGCTAAGAATGTATTTCCTGATGTAACTCATGGATTACAAAAGCGTCCGGGAAGTAAACTTATAGACTCTTTAAGTAATGGGGCAAAAAATTCTTATACAACTGGTAAATGGTTTAGTTACTACAGAGATGAAACAGAGCAATATATAGGACAAGTAATAAGAAGAAATGGTCATGCTGATGATGGGCTTATCAGAATGTGGAGATGTAGTGATGGTCAGGAAATGGATGTTAATGGTAATACAGGAGCACTTACTACTTATCTACAACACAGCACTGATGATGACATACAGACGTTAACCTTAAACGATACAACTTTTATAAACAACAGAACTAAACGTACTGCTATGACTACAACAGTTGAAGCAGTTCAACCTAACCAAGCGTTTGTAGAATTAAAACAGATTAAATATGCCAGCCAATATAGCCTAGATATTTTTAACAGCACAGCTACTAATAACCTTAGTACAGTTTCTACAGCTACTAGATTAGGTGTTAGTTATACATTAGGTACAACTTATCTCAACGCTCGTACCGAAGGTACATGTGACAGTGTAGGCACTCAAGTGTTTACTGTTAATATTGCTGAAAGTAGTAGTTACGTTACTGCTTTAGACAAAGATGGTAATACTATATCTGGTAGAGGTAGTAATTTATATTTTAGAATTACTGCTACTGGACAACCTACTACAACTGGAGGAGCTACTCCTACTTATGTATGTCGTTACACAGTAAAAATAGACATGCTATATGGTGGCGAAGGTTGGCAGACAGGTGATGTAGTAAAAGTTAGAATGACAAATGCTTCTTCACAAACTGATTATTCAGTAACTATTGAAGAGTCTAGTACTGGGACAGTATCAGCTAATTTAAGTTTAGTTAGACCTTCTCCTACACCATTTGATGGCGAGACTGCTGTTACTCCTGATAGTATTTTAGGTTTATTAAAAACTGAAATATTAGATCCAGCTAATTCTATTGTGGATAGTTCTTCTACTGGCTTTACTGTAGAAGAAGTAGGTAATGGTTTATACATAACAAGAACTGATACTACCTTTAACATTAATACTGGAGTTAGTGAGTTATTAAATGTACTAACATCTGAAGTACAAGACGTAGCTGACTTACCTAAACAATGTAAACATGGCTATGTAGTTAAGATTAGAAATAGTGCTAACGATGAAGATGATTATTATGTAAAATTCTTTGCTAACAACAACCTAAGTGGCGAAGGGGTTTGGGAAGAATGTGCAAAACCGGGAAGACGAATTGAAATTGATAAGGCAACTATGCCTATACAACTTACAAGAACAAGTGCATTAGCATTTACTTTAAGTCAAGTTGATTATGATAACTGCGCTGTAGGAGATACACTGACAGCTCCTAAACCAAGTTTTATATCAACAGTAGCTGGTGTGGATGACGATACCATAACTGAATCTAGGTATATAAACAAGATGGTTTTCTTTAGAAATCGCTTGGTTTTTCTAAGTGATGAAAACGTAGTCATGTCAAGACCTGGTAACTTTTTTAACTTCTGGCCGAAGTCTGCAATAGCAGCATCAGCTGAAGATCTTATTGATTTATCTTGTAGTTCTGAATATCCAGCAATTGTTTACGATGCTATACAAGTTAATACAGGTTTAGTTTTATTTACTAAAAATCAACAGTTTATGTTGACTACAGATAGTGATGTACTAAGTCCTTTAACAGCAAAGATTAATGCTTTATCAACCTATAATTTTAATCATAAAACTAACCCAATATCACTTGGAACTACACTAGCTTTCTTAGATAATGCTGGTAAGTTTACTAGGATGTTTGAGATGGCTAGTGTTCTTAGAGAAGGTGAACCAGTAATACTAGAACAAAGTAAAGTTATATCTAAACTATTTCCAAAAGATATAAATTTAGTAGCTAATAGTAGAGAAAACTCTTTTATTGTATTTGCTGCAAAAGACGGTGCTACTCTATATGGCTACAGATATTTTACTTCAGGTGAAAAAAGATTAATGCAGTCTTGGATTACATGGGAGCTATCAGGAAATATACAATATCTATGTATGTTAGATGATGCAATTTATGCAGTTGTTAGAGAAAGTGGTGTAGATGTTATGCAAAGATTTAATTTAAAACTTAGCAGTGATTTAACAGAGTCTGTAACTCAAAATGATGAAACATATAAAGTTTATTTAGATAACATTTCTTCTGTAACTACGGGAGCTAGTACATATAGTTCGTCAACTAATAAAACAGTATTTACCAAACCAAATGGTTATACAAGTTCTAAACAATTAGCAGCTTACGACATTGATACTGGAGATGATATTGGTCAATATACTGAAGTAACAGTCAATGGTTCTAACTTAGAAATTATAGGAGATTGGTCAAATCAAACTTTTTTAATAGGTTATCTTTATGACATGGAAATAGAGTTTCCTAAGTTTTACTATACTCAGCAATCAGGTGATAAATATGTAACTGATGTTCAAAGTAATTTAGTCATACATAGAGTTAAATTTAATTTTGGACCATTAGGTTTATATGAAACAACGCTTAAACGTGTAGGTAAATTAGATTATAACGAGATATTTGAATCTACATTTGCAGATCAATATGTAGAAGGGGATGTTGCTGTAGCTAAGGAACAAGAAGTTACACTGCCTGTATATGAAAGGAATACAAATTACACATTAACACTTAAATCAAGTCACCCAACACCAGCCACACTTTATTCATTGGCATGGGAAGGAGACTATTCATCAAGACTATATAAACGTGTCTAAATATATCCACCCAGTAACGATGGAAGCTGCACTAACTGTAGCTTCTAATCTTTTACCAGATGACCGTAGGGAAGTTGAAGAGGGTCATGGACATGATCCTGTAGTGGCAATACCCGCATGTACCGAATTAGGAGACAGCGTGTATTTCACAGTTCCCAATGGCGATTTAGCCGGAGTAGCCGGAGTACAAGAAGATGGCAGAATCTGGATGCTATGTACACCCGCTATTCATAAATACCCACTAACTTTTGCTAGAGAAGCTAAGAGATATGTGGAAAGTAGACAAGAGAAGTTGCTTTGGAACATCGTTGATAAACGAAACAAAGTTCATATAAAACTACTCAGATTCCTAGGGTTCAAATTTTTAAGGGAATTAAAACACGGACCCAATA